GTAAAGAAAATGCTATAAATCAAAAGTGGATGAAAGAGTTAGAAAATGCTAGTGCAAGAGTTCATATAACAAGACTTGAAGCTTTAAAGTTACAAATACAGCAACAAGTAGAAGTTTTATATGGAAATGAACTTGATGGTATTGATAAACTAATGAGAGATATTTATACAAGTGGATACTATCATACAGCTTTTAATGTTCAACAAGGAGTAAAGGTTGGTTGGAGTTTAATGAGTCTTGATACTAACAGAATAAATAAAGTTATTTCTAAGTCTTGGACTAGTGATGGATTAAACTTCAGTGAAAGGGTTTGGGGTAAGCATAGACCTGCTTTAGTAAATGAATTACATACTAAGCTAACTCAATCAATTATTAGAGGTGAAAATCCAAAGAAGCTAGTAAATGACTTTGCTAAGAGATTTAATGTATCTAAGTCACAAGCTAAGAACTTAATAATGACTGAATCAGCTTTCTTTGCATCAGCTTCAAGAAAAGATTGTTTTAATGATTTAGATGTAGAAAAGTATGAGATTATTGCCACACTAGATTTAAAAACATCAAATATATGTAGAGAGTTAGATGGAAAAGTATTTGATATGAAGGATTATCAAGTTGGGATAACAGCTCCACCCTTTCATCCTAGATGTCGTACAACAACTACTCCTTGGTTTGAAGATGAAGAAGGATATAGAACAGCAAGAGGAGAAGATGGAAAAACTTATTATGTTCCATCTAGCATGAAGTATAAAGAATGGTATGAGAAATACATTAATAAAAACATTAAGCTATCAGATAATGAACAACTTGCAATTAATAAATATATAAGTAGTGATTCTTATAAAATTAATGAGAAGCTTAGAAGAGGGTTACCATTAACAAGTGAAGATAAAAATTTTATAAGTGACTTAGATAGTGCATTAGATAAGATGCCTAATTATAAGGGAAATGTGAATAGGTCCTTGTATTTCTTTAATGAAAAAGAAAAAATAGACTTTTTAAATAAACATCAAATAGGTAAGGAAATAGTATATAATGAATATATATCTACATCTAGTAAAGGGGAATACAATCCAAGCGGTCAAGTTGAATTAAATATTATAAGCACAAATGGCAAGGATATAAGAAAATATAATCCTCAAGAAGCAGAGATTTTATTTAAAAGGAATAGTAAATTTATAACTACTGATAATTTTGAATATGATGGCAAACATTATATAACAATGAAAGAGGTATAATATGAAAAAGGATAAAGAAGAAATATTTTCATCACCAAGATGGACAGAAATACCACAAGCTAAAGTGGTAGGGGAAAGAACATTAACAGAAGAAGAAGTGAAAGAAGCACAAGAAATTAGAAGAAAAATAATTGAAAGAAAGATTAATAATAAAGAATAAAAGCACTTGCTAAATGACTAATTAGTAGGTGCTTTTATTATGCAAAAGTTTACTGAGAGGGTGATTTGAAATGCTTAAATTATATATTTTATCAATAATTGTGTTTTGTACAGGGCTTTATTTATTTAAAATGAAGATTGATAGTAATGAGGAATTGACTGAGATTCTTAAAAATAAAAAAGTAAGAAGAAAGTGTAATTTTATTTTTATGGCTTTATTTCCACTACTTAATTTTATTTTAGGTGTGATATTTATCATATCTTCTTTACTAGTTAGCAATGAAGATATGATTAAAAATTTAAAGGGGGATAAGTAATATGGCTAAATTTAAAAAGAAATATGAGGAAGTAGAAGCTTTTAAATGGATGTTAGGAAGTCCAAACACTCCTAGATGGTTTTATCAAGCTTTTGAGAAGGGAATTATATGGCTTGATGAATCTTTAAACTCTATGAATCGTAAGGGTCAAGTAAAGAAAACTATCTGTATAAAGTATGGAAATGGAGTTATTAGAGCAAATAATGGAGATTGGATTATAAAAGATAGTGAAGGTAAAATCTATTCTTGTGCATGTGGGGAATTTGAAAAGCATTATGAGGATTTAGATGATGAAAAAACAAAGTTTTCTGATGAAGAATTAGAATGTTTAAGAAGAATACCATTAAAGGACTCAAAATTTACATTTGAACTTATAGGAATTAAGGAGGATGAATAATGACTAAATTTAAAAAGAAACCAGTCGAAGTGGAAGCTTTCAGATTAGGCTATGATATAGAACCAGAATGGTTTATTGGAAATAGTAGAGTTTGTAATTTTATGGAAGAAAAATGTATTAATGGACATGTAAGTTGTGATTTAGAGACATTAGAAGGTACTATGAGAGCTAATAAAGGGGATTACATTATACAAGGTGTAAAAGGAGAAATATATCCATGTAAAGCAGATATATTTGAAATGACATATCAAAAATTAGAATATACTGCAACTATTGAAAACTTAACAAACTATGCTGAAAATTTAGAACAAGGACATAGATACATTAATAAAGATAACAACAAGAAAAATAAATTAGAACTTTCAGCTAAGTTAGAACTAGATACAACAGATTTTGAGGAAAATATAAGAAGTGCTACAAAAGAAATTGAAACATTTAATGAAGTAGTATATAGATTAGAAGAAAATTTAAATAGAGTATTTGGAAAAGGAAAGCTTAATGAAATAAAAATAAAAAGTCCTACAAAGCAACTTTCTGATGAGGATTTGGAGTATATAAGAGAGATAGCATATAAGGATATAAAAGCACGTTTTGCTAAAGAAGGTAAAATTAAGATAAATTATTAGATAAAAAAGGAAGATGATTTTAATGTGTATATTAACTCAAGTTATAGTTGTAGTTTGTGTAGTACAAATCGTTATTAATTGTATTGCTAATCTTAATGTAGGTATTCTTTGTAATAAATTAAAAAAAGAAAATAAAGCTAATATAGATAAAGTTTCTGATGAAATTTTAAAGAGAGTAAGAGAAGAATTAAATAAATCATTAGATAAAAGTCTATAAGGACTTTTTTATTTTGTAAAAAATGAAAGGAGACATTTAAAATGGATTGGTTAAAAGAATTGCTAGAAGGAATAAAAATAGAGGATAACAAGATTGATGTAGCTTCTTTACAAAAGTCTATAGAAAAGAAAATAAAAGAGACTACAATTACTCAAGAAGATTATACAAATCTTGAAACACAGCTTAATACAGCTAATGAAACTATTAAAAAGTTTGAAGGAGGTATGACAAAAGAAGATGTAGAGAATCTAAAAACAACTTATGAAACTGATAAGAAAACTTTGGAAGAAACCTACAAAAAAGAAATTGAAGAAAAAGACTTTAATTACTGGTTAGGTGATGCTTTTAAGTCTGTTAAATGTAGGGATGAAATAGCATTAAAAGCTCATTTAGACATGGAAGCACTAAGAAATAGTAAAGATAGACAAAAAGCTTTTGAAGAGCAAATAAACCCTTTGAAACAGGATAAAGATTATTTGTTTAATGCAACACTAGAAGGTGAAGAACCTAAAATAAATACTATAACACCAGGGCAAGAGCCTAAGATAAATGATTTTGGTTTTAATTTTACTGGGGTAAGACCTCATGAAAATAATAATAAATAGGAGGAAATAAAATGGCAGCACTAAATTATGCAAAAGAATATTCAAATGTTTTAGCACAAGCATATCCTTATACTTTAAACTTCGGGGATTTGTATGCAACACCAAATAATGGAAGATATAGATGGACTGGTTCTAAAACAATAGAAATACCAACTATATCTACAACTGGAAGAGTAGATTCAAACAGAGATACAATAGCAGTAGCTCAAAGAAACTATGATAATGCTTGGGAACCTAAGGTATTAACTAATCAAAGGAAATGGTCAACTTGGTTCATCCAGCAGATATAAACCAAACTAATTATGTGGCTTCAATAGGCAATATAACAAAAGTATATAATGAGGAACAAAAGTTTCCAGAGATGGATGCTTACTGTATATCTAAAATATATGCTGATTGGACCGCATTAGGTAACACAGCAGATACAACTGTTCTTACAACACAAACGTATTAGAAGTATTTGATAAGTTAATGGAAAAAATGACAGAAGCTAGAGTACCTGAAAATGGAAGAATATTGTATGTTACTCCAGTAGTAAATACACTTATCAAAAATGCAAAAGAGAT